TTCCGACATCTTTGAAAGGTGATAGCAGTTTGCTTACAGCGGTTACACCCACACTCTTAATGGAAAGAGAAAGGGATTTAACTTTTGATCCCATGAATTTCAGAAGGTCAACAACCTGTCTAACACGCACAAATAATGCTCTCAGAAAACGAACGGCCCTTTTACCTAAAACCTTCCATGTGTCACCCTTTAAAATGTGTTTACTTTGTGCCTTTTTATAAACATCACCTATAGCTGAAAAAACTCTACTCAGGTATTCAAGCAACTTTGTGACTGGAGAGAATAAAAATTTAAGCGGCTTTACAATAGCGAATTTAAATAGTTTTACAAATATAGGAGCTTTAAACATAGATGCTAGACCTTGCATAAACCCTGCGGCGAATGAAGTGAGTAGCAACTTACCAAATACTATTACCTTCTGAGCGATTCCTTCTTTACCACTACCAAAATCAAACTTCAAATCTTCAGTGTTATCTTTAATATCTGATAACAAATCTAATGTATCAGATGCAACACTGTTTGCTTCTTTCTTATCTTCAAGAGTCTGTAAACTATCAGATTCAAGTGAAATCTTTAGAGCCTCAAGCTGCATGCTCTGCTCTTGACTTAGATTGTTCTGCTTATCAAGCAGAGAAACACTTATCTTTTGAATATTCTCAAGACGTTTCTTCTCTTCTTTCTCTTCTTTTAGAGATTCAATGAGCATTGATGGTAGTTGGTTTGAATCAGCCATTTCTATTATTTTTCACTCTTTCGTTTTCTTTTTTAATATAATCTTGCAGAAGTGATACATATATTTGCCTTTCCCACGGTATCATATTATCTAATTCTGTTAAACTATATTGATGATGTTGCATCATTGAAAAGTTGGTTTGATAGTGATTTGATAAAGAATCATGGGAAAGGCAGATTAGAAAAAAGATTCTAACCCTTCGATAATAATGCTATTATCATGACCACATTTATTACATTTAAATTTTACTTCTAATTGAAGCTTTGGTTGTGCAGACAAATATTTCTGAATTTCTTCTAGATGCTTGTGTGATAATGATTCAACAAATTCTTTTAAATCTTTTTCAGAAGTATCATCAGTATAATAAACACCATTGTTATCATAGATGGATTCTATACTAGCAATGATAGAATTGATAAAAATATCTTCATCCTTCTTTATTTTTGACAAATCTTCTGATTTAGCCAATGAGATAGGGCGCATAATGATACCAACTGTATCATTTAACTCAATCTTTTTATCTACACTATCATTTGGATTTTTTACTTCAGCATCCGATAGATTTACAGAAACTTCATTGTATTCTCCACACTCATCACATTTGATTTTAATCTCTGATGTTTCACCAACAGACTTTGCTCTGAGTTGAAGAAATAGATATTCTAGATCATATGTTGTTAATTCACTTGGATCAACTGTATTGAATGTACATGATTTGATAATATCTTTCAATGCACCTATAATCTGCAGATTATCCTTTGACTCTTGAGCCATCATGAGAATCTTCTCTTCTTTTACAAGGAAGGGACGAAACTCAATTGTCTTTTTAGATGACGGTATCACCGCCGTATATTTACTTGTTTCTAATTTTGGTAATGCCATACTATTACAATAATCTTGTTATTCCTCCAATCGCGTTCTTAATTCCAGAAAGAGCAGAGGACAATCCTCCTTCTGGTACAAAATCTTCATATGTCATTGTTACTGACAATTTCTGTATCCCATCTTGTGTAGAGTTATTTAGATCAACTGCTTGAACACTTACAGGATATGCATTTAATAATTTTATTCCATAAACAGGAATATTTTTTTCATTGAGTTGCTGAATAACAACATCCCTTTGATAATCAGCATTATAATTTAATTTATAACTATCTGGGTTAATGATCATGCTTGACCACTTATCAAACATCTTCTTCATATAATAATCATTAGTTAGATGAAAAGAGAATGTCACATCTTCATTGATATAACTATTAGGTACTTTTACAGTCTGTCTAAATTCTGAATGCTCAACTGTTTGTATTTGTCTGCCTGGTATTGAACAACTCTCGCATAATATTCCCACATCACGTGGATCATTTACTAATGATCTAGGATTAAAATTACCAGATATTGCGCTTATAGCAATTTCCTGTAGATCAATATTAAGTAAGGATTGCTCTGGTGGTGACATGAAGACCGCGAATCTGTTTGTTCTAGCGAGACCTCCACGTTTACCTATTGATGATTTAAAATCATCGATTGAACCTGGTGCTACTGTTGATGCTATATCTGTAAATAATGACATTATATTTTTTTCCTTGATTCAGCCCAGACCTTAGATTTATCGGCTTTCTTAAAGTTTTCTGTTGGCATAAACAAAACTGTTTCCCACTGATCAGCAGGAACTTCGACAATCTTAGATTTTACATGCTTGGTTAAATAGTGTTTAAAGCAAGGGCCGAATGCGCTCATCTTGGATGCACCCTTTAAAAGATCATATGATAATTTTAATTTTGTGTTACTATTGTAACTTTTATTATTTGCATATCCTGTAAGTTTATCAAAGAAAAGAGCCCTTTGCTTATGAGGTAAGTAGTGTAAATTCAAACCATAGAAACCACCCTTTGCTTTTTCAACCATAAAGATCAAAGGAAATCTATCATAGTAAGGCAATGTTTTCTTATGTTTTGGATCATAGAAGTACATAAACATTCTACCAGATAAAGGTTTCGCGCGTGTTTTAAAGTTATCATCTTTAAGTAACTTGGCACGACTAATATTAGTCATATCCTTTAATTTACCACGAAACCATGCAAGAGATTTTTTAGTATTCTTTTCGATACCCGCCCTAAATGCATTAGCCTGTAGTTTATCTGTATAAGAACTTGCCATATAGATCTATTTATATCATTATGTGAGTAGTTTTATACCCATTTTCTTCAAAGTGGTTTCATCCCAAATCTGAAATATCAAGCCATTCCTTGAAGCAAAGTCTTGTGCAGCTTCCCATTTCGATATATTTTTAGCATAAGTCATTACCTCATTGATATACTTCTTTGTTTTTCGAGAAGATTTTTTTGGAGGTTGTGTCTGTTTCTTTGGTTTTATTTCAATGAGATAACACTTACCATCTTTCATTCGAATAAAAACATCAGTGAAGTACCTATGCATTTTTCCATCGGTCTTACATTTATATGGTATTACTATTTCTTCACTGTTCCAACCTATTATATCAGAATTATCATCACACCATCTAAACACTTGTCTTTCCCAATGAGATCTATATGTGATATTACTAAAGTCGCCTTCGTATTTTTTTAAATTCTTTGGCTTAAATTTACCCTTATAATATTTCATGTATAAATAGTATTTATATGAGTATTAATATCGACACTAGTTCATTTAAAATACCAAAACTTCCCTCAGTCTCTGATGTATTTCAGATTGATGAATATGTGGCTACCGGCTCACCCATATTGATGTTTCCACCAAATATGAGAGGTCAATCAGATCATCTACCTCTAATAGAATTTAAAGTATGGCAGGATGAGAATACAAGTGAGGCTGAAAATACTGCTGTTTATCTACCTATTCCATCAAATATTAGTTTTAATGATTCATCTTCCTTTAACACAATCAATCTAGAAAAAATCGGTTCAAAGGTAGTTCAACAAGTTGAAGAAGGTGATAAAAATATTAAAGAAGCTGCTTCATCATTCTCAACCTCTATACTGGATTCAATTGATGCGATCTCAGCAAAATTTATGCCAGGAGGTATTGGAGATTATAAAGCACTCAAAGCAAATAAGATAGTCAATCCAAATAGTAATACAACATTTGAAGGTAATAATATTAGAAATTTTTCCTTTACATTCAAGTTAGTTGCAAGATCACAACCAGAGGCTGTACAGATTAGAGATATACATAATTTATTTAGAAAATATTCATATGCTGCTAATGTTACAGAAGGGTCAAATTTTTATCTCTCATATCCATGTCCTTGGACTATCAAATTTATAAACTCTGGTGGTGATGAGAATCCATATATACCAGGAATCTGGTCATGTTACTTGACTAATATAGAATCTGTGTTTAATTCAACATCAAATATGTATTTCAATGATGATGCACCACTTGAAGTTGATATTACTCTCACCTTCCAAGAAACACGAGTTCTAAATAGAACTGATATATTAAATATTAAGAAAGATGATGCTCGAGGTATAGTCGCGGACGAAAGCTCTGGAAGATTTAAGGCAGGAACAACGACATTATCCCCGCCGCCAGATGGTGGAGAAAATATAGAAGTAACAGGTGAAGGAGGAAATTAAATATGGCATTTTTTAAACAGTTTCCAGCAATATCATATAATACTTTATCTGATGGTATTATCAATGATGTGATTGATATCTTTCGTCATGTAGATGTTAATGAAGTATTAATTGATAATGCATCTACATATACTTTTTATGAGATAAAGAATGGAGAAAGACCTGATACAGTGTCAAGTAGATTATATGGGACACCTGATTATTATTGGACATTCTTTGTCACAAATGATTCTCTTAAATCTGGTCTTAATTCATGGCCGATGGAATACAATCAACACAAGTCATGGATTGATCAAGAGTATGGTGATTATTCTGTATTAATTTTTGCTCCAATTCAAAAGAGAGTAATAATTGACGGTGAAGATACTCTAGAACATATCGATTATATGGGTGGGTTAGATTTTACTAACGTTGAGATTATCGATGAAGATAATAATAGTGCAGAGATTTTAAAATATGATATCAATTCCCTACAACTCTGGGTACATGATGTATCGAGTACATCTTTCTTAGCTAAAGATAAATTCAGACTTCGGTATAAAGAAAATCCATATCAAGGTGAAGAATATGAAGAGTTTGAAAAACAAAGACTTGACTGGTTAAAGAGTATATATCTTTGGACGCAGAAAAATTATCCAACCTCTTATTATTCTTTTACTCTTAGAGATTTAGAAGAAGATGGGATCGTGTTTGATACACCAGAATATTATGAATTATTTTATACTGAATATTTCCAGTCCATTATTTTTGAAAGTAGAAAAGTATTCGCAAAAGCTTATAATGCTCCGAAATTTTATTTAGATGCTGACATTGAAGAAAATAGTATTATCTCTGGTTTCCAAGCATATAATTTAGAATATGATCTTTCTGAACTTGAGATAGAGCCTTATATGAGAGGACAGCTTGAGGAATATGAAGAGGTTTATTCATCCTTTACAAAGGGATTAGTGACTGATGTGACAAATGATACATATACCAATACATATACAAGTGGTTCATATTTCATTTATAGACCAAATCCTATATCTACTAGTATTTCGTATTTAGAATATGAAGAAGAGAAAAACTTTGAAAGAAGAAAAATAAGAATTATCCGAAAAGAAGTCATTGACGATTTTGTTGATAGATATAAAGAACTTATTAAATCATAATGCCATCTTCAAATATAAATGTTTTAGAACAAGGTTCTAAGAAAGCACCAACACCAGATTCTTTCAACTGTAAAGAAATTCTTATTAGAAATTATAAGGGTGTAGAAAAGGATATTCGCAATCTTGTTGTCAAATTCACTATTAGCGAAAGTCTATACATGAATAGTATAGTTGCTAAATTTGATATTAATGATTCCGCTAATTTCTTTGAAGAATTTCCAATTACAGGACAAGAAACCATACAGTTAAAGTTGGAAAGAAAATCTGCTTTTACGACGGGAGAGCCTGTTGAAATAATTGATCTTTTCTTGTTTGTTACTGAATATCCATTATATGGTAGATCTGGTCAACACAGACATGTGTATAGTTTATCCGCAATATCACCACATGCATATACATCATCTTTTAGAAAAATTTCTCGTTCATATGATGGACTTCTTTCAGATGAAATAGAAAATATAATTGTAAATGATCTTAAAGTACCAAAAGATAAATTTAAATTAACTGGCGCGCCGATTTCAAGATCAAAGGGTATTATTAATATTCAAGCACCTCTTAATGCAGCCAACTGGTTTCTTTCAAAGACATTTGATGAGAAGCTTGCGCCGTTCTTCTTATTTCAAACACTATGGGGTAATGTACAGTTATCATCTCTGTCATCATTCATTGAACAGAAGCCATATGGAGAATATATTTATACTAAAGGATTTGCAAAAAATGCACAGACAAGTGAGGATTATCTAGAAAGATCTAAGAGAATAATGGAGCTTGCATCTGATCTCAATATTGGTAAGATGTTTCAAGGTAAAGAAGGTGCCTTTGGTTCGAAAAATAATTATCTTGATTATACTTCAAAGACATATACAAATTATATCTATGAATATAATAAAGACTTACTATCAAAAGATAATTCTTTAGAAGACGGTACAGTATTATCTAAATCATTCCGTTCTTCATCCGAAGAGATTGGTACTCTATCGGAAGCACACTGTGAATACACAAGTATTAATACTGGCGCTTATAATACAGAGAAAAATTTTAATGCTCTGAGAAAAGAGACAAAGGGGATAACAAAGGCATATCATGAGGTACTTGATACTAAATCACATGAAATAGTATTATGTGGAGATATGGGATTGAATCCAGGTCGTGTTATAGATCTTAAATTTCAGAGAGCTATTGATCCACAAAGTATGAAAAAGATGATCGATAAAGATCCACGTGATTTATGGGATGAACACCTATCGGGTAGATATATGATTGTCTCTACGATTCATACCTTTAACGAAAGTAAATATTATACTAGTGTAAAGGTGAAACGTGATTCCTTTTCAATTGATATAAGTAAATAATATTATGCACGACGATTTTATATATGGTAAAGGATTTCACTGGTTCACTGGTGTCATCGAAGATATTAATGATCCCGAAGAGATGGGTCGTTATAAAGTAAGGTGTTTTGGTTATCATACAGAAAATAAACAGAATATCTCAACAGAAGACTTGCCTTGGGCACATGTAATGTTACCTATTACCTCTGCAAGTATGACTGGAATAGGTCAATCTGCAACTGGTATACTTCAAGGAAGTTGGGTAGTTGGATTCTTTCGAGATGGTACAAATGCACAAGATCCTCTTATTATAGGTTCTGTTCCATCTCGTGTAACTAGTGTTGCTAATGTAGAAGTTGGTTTCAATGACCCCAATGGCTTTTATCCAAGGGCATCTTATATAGCTGAAGATGTCGATACACCTCGTGCAGCTCGATCTAAATACAGTCAATCTCAACCTTATGTAACAAAGGAGGATATAAGGCAAGAAGAGATTGAAACTGCGATACCTCCGCGAGTTACTTCCATATCACCCGACAAAGATGATACCTATTATAATAGAAGTACTTGGGAGAATCGCAAACTTGAAGAGATTATTAATCCTGTCTATCCTGCGAATCATGTGCATGAGTCTGAGTCTGGTCATATAAAAGAGATTGATGATACTCCGAATTATGAGAGATTGTCTAACTTCCATACCTCTGGTACTTATGAAGAGATTGTATCTAACGGAGATAAGACCGTGACTGTTGTTGGCGATGAGTATGAGGTTACCTTTAAGAGTAAGAACATGTATATCAAAGGTAACGTGAACTTGACTGTTGATGGTGATATGAAAACTCTTGTCAAAGGGAATTACCATCTCGAAGTCGAAGGAGACAAAACAGAATATGTGAAAGGTACACGCACGAGTAAGATTGGTCAGAACGAATTAATCGAAATCGACCAAGAGCGTAGTATTAATGTAGCGGAGAATTTTACGTCACGCATAGGCGGTAATGAAATAAGGGATGTAGTGGTCGATAGCACAACCAACATCACTGGCAATCATAAACTTGCTATTATATTAAATTCTGATACTACAGTAAATGGTTCAAATAGCACTACAGCAATCGGCAATTTCACAATGACCGCAGGCGGTACTCTTACAGCAGTTTCTGATTCTACTATGAAACTTGACACAAATTCTGACATCGATATTGATGCACTGAATAATATTGTAATAACAACTCCATCTAATGTAGATATTGATGGTGCAAGAATTGACTTAAATTAATATGGCTATTAACTGTTCTAGTAACGCTAAGCTTGATGCTCTTAATGCGAAGAAAGATGCTCTGAATTCAAAGGTTGCGGAGATGCAATCTTTGGGAGCAGGTGCTATGGCAGATCTCAAAGCGAAGGCAGATGAGATGAAAGATGCTCTACTTGCTGCGGTTCCCAAGCCGCCCGCGATTCCGAATTTCAAAAAAGAACTTGATGGGTTAAAAGGCAAGGTGGGTAAAGAGCTTGCAGAAGCGAAGGCAGCATTTAAAGAACGGTGGGGCGATGCTCTACCTGATATCGATATAGATGGTCTTATGGATAAGGTGTCTGCGGCAAAGAGTTTAGTCGATAACTTTGAAGAAGATCTTAATGATTTCGTGAGCGGCGCTGTCAGTAATATTACGGGTGGTGTGCCGGAGTTCGATTTCTGTAAGGATGTACCCAATATCGACGCACCTAAGGTGAGTGCTGAAGGTAAAGTAGAAGAGGTTAAGATGAAGACTGAAGAACCAACTGTGGCTGCTGATATACCAGAGAAGGTCGCACCAGTTGTACCTACTGTTGTAGAGAAGGAGAAGCAGGTAAGCGAGTCAGGTCTAATCGAGAAATCTTTTTCAGAGTTGCTCGATGATCTAGCACCTTATAGGAAAGAGATTGATGAGCTGATTGCACCATTCTTACCTGCAATAAAAAAATACGCTAAAAGCGAAAAGAAAATGGCGCTTAATAAAAAATACAAAAAGCTCAAGGAGAAAATTGCAAAGGCAAATCTAAAGGAAAGTGAGTATTATAACTCTGTTGCTTCGAGTGCTGAAAAGGAACTGATTGAGGAAAAGTGGCAATATTACAACGACGGGAAGACGGCATTCTATAATAAAAAGCTTATCTTTCATTACTATACAATGCACATACAAGGTATGCAAGTTGGTATAGATGCAATGGAATTTCTGGCGGCGCAGCAGGAAGCTGATCCAAATGCAGAAGGACACGTGATGCATTACAACAGAATTACATTTAATAACGGTGTTGTGACAATCACCCCTGCGATTGTAGATGGTATGAAATGGTGGCCCAAGGTGAAAGAAATAAATTCACGATACGTAGATGCAGTCGAGGCTTTTAATAATTACAAACACTAGTAGTCATGATGGAGTATTAGTTGGTTATGCCAAGATCCAGCTTAAACATGAAGCTATTATAGATGATTTAAGAAAGTATAAGGCTTGATATGTTAGGTAAATTCTTATAAATAGATTATATGTCAAATGTACTCTCAGATTATAATAAAGATAGATCATCGAATGTGTCTAAGAGGGGATTATATTCAGATCTACCTATAAACTTTAAAGATGTACATCCTAACTATAAAGATATAATTGCATTAAAGGATATTGATGCTGTAAAACAATCTGTTCAAAATCTGATTCTCACAAATCGTGGAGAAAGACCTTTTCAACCAAAGGTAGGTTCTAATATCACGAGACTACTTTTCGAGCCTGCGGATGTATTCACAGCATCTGCTATTAAATCAGAAATAATTACAGTATTAAAAAGATATGAACCAAGAGTCACAGATATAACTGTTCAAGTTTTTGATAATTCTGATAGGAATGCATATAATATAATAATTGGATTTAGAGTTATTTTCTCAGAAATTCCCCAAGAAATTAATTTTTATTTAGAGAGATTAAGATAATAAATGAAACAGCTTAACGTAACAGAGTTAGATTTTGATCAGATTAAAAATAATCTGATAACATATTTTAAACAACACGAATCGGGTGCATATGAAGACTGGGATTTCGAAGGTTCAGGCTTGAATCAGATGCTAGATGTCCTTGCATATAATACACACTATAATGCTATTCTAGCACATAATTCTTTGAATGAATCATTCATTGATTCGGCTCAGATAAGATCTAATGTTGTATCACGTGCTAAACTATTGGGTTATACACCACGTAGTCGCACAGCATCGAGAGCAACGCTGGCACTTTCTTTTCCAAGTTCAATCAATGAAGGGAGAGAATCTTATACACTTATATCTGGTGCCAAATTTACAACGGTTCTAAATGATATAACATATACATTTATCACGGTTGAAGATTATACAGCTCAGCTTGATATAGTAAATGATGTATATTCTTTCCCAAATGTAGAAATCTATCAAGGTAGAATTAAGCATAACAAATATGTTGTTGATGATATTAATTTAAGTCAGAAATTTGAGATTGATGATGATACCATTGATATTTCAAATCTTGATGTAAATGTATATGAAAATGCAAGGAGTAATTCATTTCAAGCTTACATACCTTTCAATGAAATTGGTGGAGTGACAGGAGATTCTAATATATATTTTATAACTGAAAATTATTCTGGGAATTATGAAGTTTCTTTTGGAGATAATGTTTTTGGCAAGAAACCTGATAGATTAAATATTATCGATTTCAAATATATTAGCACACTTGGTTCAGAAGCAAATGGTGCTACCATATTCGATTGGGTAGGCTCAGGTATTTCTCCTAATATTACACTAATATCTAAATCTTCTGAGGGCGCTGAAAAAGAGGGTGTTGAATCTATTCGATTTAATGCACCACTTTCCTTTGTTGCTCAGAATAGAACTGTAACAATTGATGATTATAAATCAATTATTTCTCAGAATATTACAGGTATTCAAACACTTTCTATCTGGGGTGGACAGGATAACAATCCGCCAGAATTTGGAAAAGTATTCATCAGTGGTAAACCTGTCGATGGTGAAACATTAAGTGTTCAACAGAAGGACTCGATTGAATCTCTGTTGAAAGATAAAAAGATTATCGCCATCTTACCTAAGATAGTTGATCCAGAATATACATACTTATATTTTGATGTTTTATTTAAATATGATTCCAATAGAACCAGTTTATCTCGAGGTCAACTTGAGACAAAGGTTCGTGGTGTGATTGAAGATTATAATATAAATCAACTACAACAATTTGATAATATTTTTAGATATTCACAATTACTTTCTCTGGTTGATAATTCTGATTTTTCTATTTTAAATTCCTTTGTTCGTGTATTCATATATAAAGCACTTAATATAACCTATGGTAACTTGACACCAGTTGAATTAAATTTTGATATGGAACTTTATGGAGATATTGACGAAGAAGAATCTATTATCAGTTCTGATTCTTGGATATTTGGTGGTGTAGCATACAGACTCGCAGATGAAATTAAGAACGGTTCTATAAATGAGAGAAACATCTTTGCATACAGAGAAACTAGTTCGGGAGAAAGAATAAAGGTATATAAATCAATTGGTACAATATTCATGAAAGAGGGTATTGTAAAAATTAATCCACTTCCTGTTGAGCAGAATGAATCCATTAATATTTATGTTTCTCCTGCATCGAATGATATTGTTTCAAAAAGAAATAATCTTTTATCAATTGATATTGACAAAACTCAAGTTATAGCCGATGTTGATACTATTTCAGTTTCGGGTTCATCTGGAGCAATTGATTATAAAACCTTTAATAGACACCGCTAAGAATGGCTCATATCGCAATAGCATCTGCTTCTAATATAAGCAAGCCTCATAATACAGAGACTACTCGTGTCAACACGATAATACCTCAAGCAATAGTGAATAAGGCAAAGGGCCTTGTTACTCTTCTTGAAGATTATTATGATTATCTAAACACGAATGGATTGCCATCATGCGAAATTAATCGCATCATTGATAATCATGATATTGATAGAGTTTCTAACGAGTATCTTGATTCGATTGGTGAAGAGATTGCTAAAAATGTTCCAAATTCAAATGTATTGGATAAAGTTTCTCTATATAAAAAGATAGTAAAATTTTATTCAATTCGAGGTTCTGAAGATAGTCTATATACATTTTTCCGAATCTTCTTTGATGAGTATGCAAGTGTGACATATCCGAAGGAAAAATTATTTAAATTATCTGAAGGTGATTGGGAACCTAGTAATATCAAGGATGAGATACAATTGGTCGGTAATCTACTATCTGGTAAATTGACAAATGAATCGATTAATACCGTTTTTCAGATCAAGGATAATTCTGATGTTGTACTTGGAGAGGGTCAACTTTCTAATTATGTGAATGTAGATAAAGAGTTTGAATATGATAACATTACTGATGGTATGGTAATGGGGTTTGATTCTAAACAAAATACTACATCTACTAATTGGATATCAATTTCTGATTATCCTTGGGTTGGTACATTTCAAAATGGACTTGAATATCAACCAGAATCTCAAGATATAAGATTTGATGGTAGCAACGATTATATTAGTATAGGAAATAGAGGAACTGATATTCCTATTACAGATGAACACACGATTGTTGCAAGGATAAGAAGAGAAGACAGTTCTGGTACTTCTACACAAAATATATTCAGTGCAACCGAACGAGGAAGTCCATATGAAGCACACGAATTATACATAAAAGCATCAAACGGAAAAGTTGGTCGGTGGTGGAATAACATACGTAATCCTATGATTAAAGAATCTGGTAATAATATAAATATTTCAGATTTCAAAGCCACGACAGACTTCTATGGAGATCGAAGTGGTATATATTATAAAAATACTGCTTATGATGGAAATACTGGATTATATAATGGTAAGCCATTTTATGTAGATACAAATGTATTTTATACTAATGGATCATCGTCGACCCAGAATACTTATTCATTCGATGAAAATTCCGGCTTTGGAACTCCAAATAATTGGCCATGTGCAGTTATCTACTATGATGGAAATAAATGGATATTCAAAGGTGCAAGGAAATATATACTGGGTGTTGGACAAGGCCCAGATGAAGGTGTAATCTTATGTTATTCAGAAGATACAAGTGAAGATGTTTTCACTGCTGATATCGAATGGTTCAATGATCATTCTACATTGAATGCATTTGTAAATACACCTGTACCCAATTATGGATTTATATTTGCATCTAATACTAGTGTACCAGCTAATGGCAAATATTACACTGTTGCAATGATGGGTAAAAAAGCAAGAAAAGGTGGATATATTAAAGTTTCTGTTGATGGAGGAAATTTTGAAACCATTATCTCAGGTGATACAAGTGTACATTTAAATATTACTGATCAAACACCTATCAACATTGGTAGATGGACTGGTAATAAATATTTTTTCAAAGGGATAATGTCCAATATTCAGTATTATAATAGTTCATTGACTCCATCTGAAATACTACAGGTTTATAATTATTATTTGTCCGCTGCTTATAACTTTTATCAAATAGAATTCGATAATCAAGAGGGAAGTTTTATTAACGGTTCTACACTCATTGAGAAAAATGATCAAGCATATACACTCAATCTTCTAACAGGTCATGCTGTTGAAAGTTTCTGGACATTTGACGAACCAGAATTAGATGAATCTGGCTTTGGTCCAACAATTGGAATCAACGCGATATATACCACTGGATTCGCAGTGGATAAACAAAAGGTTTTGTGGGGCGATTTAAAATCGGACTTGTTCACCTCAGGTAACACGATACAGCACACATACACCACTAAAGATATTGGAAGTTATAATGATCGTCGGAGTTTTGCCTCTGATGTGAATAGATTACATGATGGAGATTTCTGGCAAGAGTTTTCCTATGTTGTGAATGTAGCATTATCTTCTAATCAGTGGGAGAATGAATTCATAAGAATGGTTCACCCTGCAGGATTAAAATTCTTTGCAGCTGTTCTATACATTCTTAATGTTGATAATAATTGGATCGGACCAAAGGTTGAATTTGATCAGGCACTAAGACAATATAAGAATACATTTGATCCAACACAATATAAGGGGAATTATCGTACTAATGATCCACTTGTTGATTTGAGATGGATGGAAGGATTGACACCACCATCGATATTAGATT